TGATAGTCTGCATCACTGAAAGTAGATGCCGTTTCAAACCCAAGTGACAATATTTGATTCTTAACTTCACTATATAACATGGTTTACTCCTTAATACTTAAATGCTTTTACCTGCAATTCAACATGAGATGGAATCATCAGATATTTGCCCTTGTTAGTTCCGCTGATATTTTTCAGTTCTCCTGCGGACAATTTGATAATTCTTACTCCTGCCGAACCAACGGCTGCGGAAACAACATCAGTCGTTCCCTGCATGGCGTTGCCATACTTTACTGTCAATGTTCTATCGGTAGAACCTGCGTTCTGTACAAATAGCATGATGTCGCCATCGGCTGCTACTGAAAATCCGTCAGACGCTACGGTTGCTGCTTCACTTGCTACATCAACAAAAGAGTTGAATGCAGTAATGTCTGCAAGGGTTAATGCTTTAACTGCCATTTTTATTTCTCCTTATACTATTCTGATTTAACGAATGTATACGCTATTAGGCGTATTTAACATTCATAACAATCAGTTCTTTGGGGCGTACGAGTTTTGCTTGATACAGTGCGTGTCCACGAAGAACATCACCGAAAGCATTTTCTGAACGCAAGGTTTCAAACTTTGTCCACTGATTAACAAAAGCGATTGCTTTGTTGGTTCGCAGAATACATAGGTCTTCTGCCCCACTGTTAGCGGTAACAACATTGTTGGACATTCTTACAGTGATACCACCGTATCTTCCGACAATACCGTTCTTCAAGATTTCACTGTTGTTGGTGTCCAAAGTCTGATAAGCCTGTTTGAACAGTGTATAGAATCTCGGAGTAACAATCAGTTCCAATTCTTCATTGGCAGGGACTTTGTTTCCATACAGGATTGCTGCGGCTGCATCAATATATCCCAATACTGTGGTTGCTTCAATCTTATAAGCGGAAGCAGCGTCTTTGATACCTGCGGCTGCAACGGTCAAGATGTGAACATCCTGTGCATCAGCAATCTGCTCTGCACCACCAGTTGCGATAGATTCAACTACGCCATCAATGCCCTGTACTTTGTCGCTGTCGTTCAACAGTTGGTCAAAATAGGACTGTTGCAAAATCTGCATTGTCAGAGCAGCACTCTGTAATGCTTCGTGAGAACTGATAGTGATAGGCTGTCCATCAGTTGTGGTCGTTACGGTAGGTCGTGCAAGTTCAGAAATTCTTACAGAATCTCCTGCTGCCTTAACACTGCCAGTATAGGACTGATTACAGAACGGTGCAGCAACTGCTTTTGCCATTCTTGCTTGTTCTAATTTGGGAATCCAAATTTCTGGTTTTAGTTGGTCAAGTGCCATGTTATTTTCTCCTTTTAATTAGTCACGAAGCCATGTTTTTTGGCTATCGTAAACTCTTTGATAGTCCTTCGCAATTAGTCTACTCTTTTCGCTATCACTCATTGAATCCCATTCGGCTTCACTAATGATTCCTGTGGATTCAGCAGGTGTGGTATCTACCTTGCCGACTTTTGGTGCGACTTCCGTCTTTGCCTTTTTAGCCATTATAGCGTGGTAAGCGGTTTCGGTGTCAATACCTGCAAAACGAAGTGAGTAAAAATCTTCGCCAAGTTCTTCTAACTTTATTTCTGGGTCAATAGAACGGAGAATTTCTCTATCAGTTTGGTACATAGCATCAAGGACTTTTTCTCTTTTGAGTTCTTCCAACTCTGCCACAAGTTCGGCTTCTCGCTGTTCTTTGGCGGTGAGTTTCTCTGTGAGTTGTTCCTTTTCTTCTTCCTTTTGAGTTTCCGCAAGAAGTTCCTCATAAGGTACACCGTATTCTTCCGCAAGTTTGCGAAGTTCGTTGTCCTTTTGTTTTGCTTCCATTTCTGCCTTGAATGTCATTAGTTCTTCATTCTGTTTCCTAATGGCTTCAATCTCGGCTGTGCGTTCGTTCAATGCCTTTTCTGCCGCTTCTTTTTCCCTGCGGTTCTTGGCGTACCAACTGTCCGTTCCTTTTTCAGGTTCAGCGACTTCCTGTGCGGGGGTTTCCGCTACGCTATCCAGTTCAGCGACTTCTGGTTCAACCACTTGTGGTTCGCTTACTTCTGTTGGCTCGGTGGACACCAACTGAATTGCACCGATGTTTTCATTTTCCATAATTATTCCTTTTCTTTTTTTCGGATAAAAGCGTTACACTCGCATTTTTATCCTAATACTTTCATCTTGTTTTTACATTCCCTCCGAATGGTGTAAACATGACACTTGGTAGTCAAGCAACCATATAGCACCTTTTCTGTTAGTGCGAACTTATATGCCCCTATGTCATATGTGAATGTGAGGTTATTTAGGTGCAAGCCACCCTGCGTATTTTGTTTTACTTGGTGTTTTCGCATACCACCAAATCATTTTTCTTTTTTGCCTTTCGGCTTAATTGTCGCTTCGGTAGTTTCTCCGTTAAGATAAACCGCCTTACGATAATTTTTGCATTTAGGATTGACACACATGTAGACATATCTGCCTTCGCTGTCTACTCTGTCAATCATTAAAGGGTGTGTACACTGTTCCATAATTAACTCCTTGTGGCAGGTACGCCACGCCTTCGTTCTTTTATATAACTCTCTGCCATTTCGGCAGTGTAGTCAACTGGTGTTTCTGAATGTAAGTATTCAAGTGGGGTAACTACATACTTCCCACAATTAGGGCAGTCTGCCATGTAGTTTAACCCCCACTCTGTCAATTCTACGGTATTTCCGCATTTACATTTGTGGTTCATTTGGCATTTCTCCTTGAATTGGTTGTTGCATAGGTTGTTGTTGTGCCATTTGCATACGCTTGTTAAACATTTTAATCATTTTTCCTTTTGGCACAACAGAATTGTCTGGCGATAAGTCAACATATTCTTCAAGAGAAATCATTTGCTTCTCTAATAGATTGTCCAAGTACGCTTGTTCCGCATTTCTTGTCCACGGACTATCTTGACTTACATCTACATTGATTTCTACTATCATTTGTGCAAGTTCTTCGCCTGTAATGTAGTTATCTTCAAACATTATTCCGTCTGGGTTGTATAATTGCTTGTGTTCAAACCATATTGCAGCCAAATCTTCTTCAAATTGCTTGATTTTGTCAGTTGGTTCGTTTAATGGGAGTGCAGATTGCTCTCTCATAGCGACTACGGCAGCACCACTTACTCTTGTTGGGTCGGTTGCACCTGTAATTGCATCTACTGAACCGTTAGATTCACGAGTTCGGTTAACAATGTAGTCCTCTAACGCAGAAGCATCACTGCTCATACTCATAGGTTGTAGTAATTTAATGGCTTCGTCTACGCTTCCTACTTGTCCGTCTACCGCTATCTTTGCACCTGCTTTATCCAAGTCGCTTTCGTTCATAATCTTATTAGAATCATATACTAATCGTGGATAGGCTGCGGTTTTAACGGCTTCACTTCGCCTTACAAGGGTTTTATTGGCTTCTATCTGATTAGGTATCATCTTCCTAACAGACGAAAGTCCTCTTGCTTTGTTTGGCATATCCTCTGGTGCAAATCTTGCAACTGGATATAATGTCATTTTAGACTTGACTTGTCCGTTTACTTTCGTTTCTAACGGAGTAAGTGGTAACCATTCTACATCTTTGGTTGCTCTTGCATAATATACAGTGCCTTTTTTCTTTTCAAAGTAAATTACAGAAGTGCATTTAGATTCAACATCTTTTGTGGTAGAATCTCCGATAAGATAATCTTTATCTTCGTCACCTTGAATCTTCATTATCTCGTTTTCAGATATACCATTCTTTCGTGCCTGTTCTCTAACATAACTTACTAACAGTCGTTCACGAATCATTATGTATGGTTGCTCTTGAATATTTGGATTTCCCTCGTCACCAAGTAGCATATTTGTATTAGCAACTACTTGATAGTCTTTTGGGTTGTCTGTTCCGCAATACTGATAACTGTCGCCTTGAATAAATCCTGCTTTTATGATTTCCCAAGTACGACTTCTCTGTTTGCCTAAATCTCTTTCCTTTTGAAAAAGTTTATTCATGGTTGTAGCGTTTTGTGCTTTTCTCTCGTCACCAGAAGTGTCGTTGAAAGTTGGCATAAAATGATTCTGTGCAACCGTAGAAGTATGGAACTTAATCGTTGAGGTAATGAAGTTATCATCTGGAAGATTAACTCCGCCAGTATGTAAACTTCTGTTGTACCCAACTTGCCATTGATTGCCAAAATAGAAATCCCATTGTTCGTTGGTTCTATTCACCAAAGAGATTTCATCTAAATATTGATTGCATTTTTCGTATTTATCCCAAATCATTTAATTTCCCTTTCGGTGCTTCCGTAACCTTGATAGTTGTCTATGTTAAATATTATGTCTTGTTGTCGTTTAAGTTCTTTTTCAAGTTCCTTGATTTGCTTTCGTTCTTCTTTCGGCACGAAGGTAGGTAGTTTGAATGGCACTGTAAGGCTCTGTGTGCCGTTTTTAGCGAGTTTTATACCGAAGTTGAGGAAAGTTACCGCAGTTACTAAAAACACTATGAAACAGATTAAAATTGTTATACTAAACCACATTTATTTTTTCTCCTTTTCCAGTAGAAGTTGACTTTGGTTTTACCTTGAAGAAATCCATCATGGTATTGCCACGAGTTTTCTCCGCATATGTTTTCTTAAAGATTAGTTTTGATAGTGCTTGTGACATACTATCCACCATGTCGTCATGCTTTCCGTTAGGAAAAGCCGAACATTGGTTTATAAAGTCTTTTACGAAATGTTTATTTTCTGGTAGATATACATTGCCACTTTCAATAGCGGGTGCAACTGCATTCACACGGGATATCTTGCCACCTATTGGCTCAACCGCTACTATGCCTACAACTTCTTTTTTCAGTATTGCTATAACTGCACTACCGTTTGCCTTATCTTCCACATATATCTGACGAATCTTTGGAAACATTCCTTTCATTCCCATAATAGCCGATACGGTTTTAGGGAAGTCAAGTTGTTCGTTGATTAAGTCTACCAAGTAAAAGAAATTACCTTTACGCCCCCAACACTGTATTGATACATAGTCGCCTGTGTCTTTGAATGTAGCGTCAACTGACATTACAAGTTCATCTAAACTCTTTAAGAAGTCATCGGTTAAAGTGTAATACTTCCACCAGTCTTTCTTGATAATGTTACCACCCTCGCTAATGGGGTTGCCTTGAAACATTGAGTACCAAGTTGACGAACCTTCACTTCGCATGAAACTTTCTTTAAACGATTGTAGCCATACTTTGTCTTTTCCCATTTCTGGGCATAAGGCATCACCAATTTCTCTACCAAGCAAATCGTCTGCCGAATCGCACTCCGCAGGTAAGTTTATTACCTTGCAGTCTTCTTCACGAATCAGTCGCCCTGCCAAGTCGTCTTCGTGCCATCTCGTCATAATCAGTATGATTTTAGTTCCTGGGTGTGTACGAGTTTTAATTGAATGTGTCCACTCGTCATATATCGTATTACGTTTGTTTTCACTGAACGCTTCTGCCTTTGTTTTAAATGGGTCATCAAGGATAATTAGGTCGCCCTTTTTACCTGTGACACCACTTCCAAATCCTCTTGCTATCATGCCACCGACATTATTGGATAAGTCCCAATCGGTATTACTCTTCGTAGTCTTTGACAGTGAGATACCAAATATATCTCCGAACTCTTGTATCTTCTCTTTATTCCTCTTTCCAAAGGTTTGTGCAAAGTCCTCGCTATACCCTATTACCATACATCGTGATTCGGGGTTCTTCCCTAACCACCAACTTGGTAATGTTTCTGTAACCGTCATTGACTTACCATGCTGCGGCGGAGTATTCAGTATTAATATTTCATAAGGTTTCGTACTTGGGCGTTCTACAAACTCTTGTACCTCTTTACATAGGTATCTATGGAATTTAGTAAGTTTCCAACTCTCTGTCTTTCCTGCATTGTGTACTATCAGATTATACGCACCAAAGTTATTCTGTGCCTGTGCGATTAGTGCTTCTACATATTCGTTATTCGCCTTTTGTGGTTTTGAATTTTTTTGAGCCATTTATATTTATACCCACCTACCTGTTGGGGTAGTCCTTTTGTCTGATTTGCGGTTTGATTAGTCCCCCCCACCCCCTATGCGAAGGACGGTGTCGTTGGGGTATCGGTATACACCCTATCCCCTATCGGTAACCTGGCTTCCAATCTACTCACCCTATCCGATGAAGCATGTGCCGTTCTGTTGGGGGGATACTGCCGTTGGTTTACATAATACCTTTATTTTACCACTTCCAAAAGTCTTGGCTCGGGAATATCGGATACTTTCTGACACACTTTGTTGCAATTACTCACTTCTGTTGGTTTACATAATGTGTTATTTGGTTGTAACTATATGAGTAAATGCTCATTGTCAACCTTTTTGGTGGATGTGGGTTACAATATAGCACTATCCATACGATGTTGTCCAGTGCCAAAAGCCGTTGATATTCCAGGGATACGGCTGCAATCAGTTCAAGAGGGTATGAAAAGAGTGTTCTGTTATCCTTGTATATGGTTACTTATCTATCTTATATAGAGATACTATGTTTCCCCGCCCGTTGAAATTGCTATGTTTTGCCCATCTGAAAAAAAGTTTTAAAAAAAGTATTGACAATTGATTATATTAGGTATAGTATCTTAAATATCCCATATAGTTAACACCGTAATAGGGAAGTAAAATAATCTAATCACTTAATAACTGACGGTGGCAGTATATCCACCACGAAAGGAAAAAGGTAAAATTATGATTATTATTAAAGCAAGTACCGCAAAAGGTCAAAACATTATCGCAAGGTGTGAAAGCAATCAAGGTTATACCCTATCAGATGTATATACCAATTATTCATCCGCAAAAGTTAAGGCGTATAACTGGTGTAAAGAACAATACGAAAATACCGAAAATTTTCACGGCTTCAAAATTACTGGTTCAAATTGTATGGCTTTTTCTGTATCGTGGAAAGGAACAAAAGACGGTGAGCCAATTCTACGATATGAAACAAAAGAAAATAGTTATATGGTTTTATTGAACCAATAGTTATTACCCACAAAAAGCAATCTGTAAAGGTTGCTTTTTTTATTGCATTAATTGAGTTAGCATTTTTT